AAGGATTATTAACTCCATAATAACCCATTGTTACATCATATAATCTTGTTATAGTTAGGTTATCTAGTTTTTCAAATTGTTCTTGCAATGTGTCTTCAAATTGTTTTCCTCTGTTAATTCCCATTTATATCTATACCTGTTCCTTTCAATAATTCTTCTATATCTTCTGGATATAAATTAACTATTAATTTTTTAGTACATCTTAAAATATCTTCATATATAGCTACTTCATTAGTATCTAAAGTAATACTTTTTTTAGTATAACCTTCTTCCGGGTCAAAATCATAATTTAATATTAATTCTATTTTAGGCTTCATATTATATATCCTTTCCACATTGTGTTTTATATGCACAATAACTACAAGTTTTTTTCAATACATCTAATGGCTTTGGTGGTACTCTTTTACTTTCTGCAGATATTAAAGCTACTTTTATCTTATCTACTAAATTTCTTCTCATTTCATCTGTTACTTCAAATATATAAGCTTTTAAATCTAACACATCTCTATTTTCATAAACAAATAATACTTTATCTAATCCAAAATTTAATGAATAAGAGATAGCTTGATTATAGTGACTTTCATCTACGCCTTTTCTTTGATAAAATTTATTAGAACTTTCTGTTTTAAATTCAAATATAAAATATTTACCTTTATATCTAACTATACCATCACACATAAAACTCATATTATATTTTTTATTATATAATTTAGTTTCCATTCCACTTTGACCTTTTATTTCTAAATCAGTTAAATTTCTTTGTTTAATAAATTCTGCTACATTTATATATTCACAATCTACTCCTAATACTTCTTTCATTCTTTCTATATTTTGTTGCATTCTTATATGTCGGTCTGTACCACTTTCACATATACCCGCTAAATTATAAGTATTTTTAGCTTCTTCGGGTTCTACTCCTATTAATTGATAATAAGCATTTCTTATACAATTAAAAGAGCTTGGTTTTATTGTTTGACTTGGTTTATAAGGCTCATTATTTGCTTTTTCTATACTTGTTTTTAAATCTTGCAAAAATTGCTGTTCTATAGGTAATTCTTCATTTACTGCATTTACTAATCTAGCTACATTTTTTAAACTATTTCTAGGCATTTTATTTCTCCTTTATATAAAATAAATACTAGGTGGTTATATCTTTACAAGATACTGCTCAATAACTCTTATTAACACCTTGCGAAGGGTATATGTTAATTGTAAAACCTAGTATATTTTATTATTCTTTTTGTGCTAATGAAATTATATGAATTATATTTCCATCAACTATTTTAATAGATGTATCTTGTCCATAAGCTATTTCTACTATATCTGTTGATACTGTCTCTACTTGACTTTTTAGCATTTCAATATCTACTAAACAATTAAATGGTTCGGCATTATTACTATCTGTTACAGAAATTGTTTCATAAGCATTAGATTTTTGGCTTCTTACTATAATTCCTGCTGCATTAAAATCTAGATAAATACCACCTTTATCATAATCAGTTACAAATAAATTCATTCTGTCCAATACATTTAATAATTCTGTTTTATTTACTTTTATTGTATTTTCGTATTTATTATTAAGTACTTCTAATATTTGAGTAGCAGGATAATTTTCTTTTCCTTCTAATTCTTTACCTGTAATTATATAATTTGTATTAAACATTACTATAGTATTAGTATCTTGTACAAATTCTAAAGTTTCGCCTTCTACTAATAATATTAGTTCTGCCATTTCGCTTGATATTAATACAGGTTCATCAAAAAATTTATTTTTTAATATACAAATCATTTCTCTATTTGTAGCTATTATATTATCTGCTATATAATAACCAGTTAAACAAGGTAATTCCATTGTTTTTGCAGTAGATGCTTTTGCTACTTTTATTGCTTCTTGTAAATCATTTAAATTTAGTTTAATAGTTTCTTTAGGTAAATTTTCTATAATAATAGGAAATCTTACCATTTCTCCTTCTTCATTTATTGCTATTTCTAATTTATAAGTACCATTTCCATTTACTTCTAGATAATTTTCTTTATTTTCTAATTCTATAAATTCTTTAGTTGTTTTACCTACTAATTTTGCAAATGTATCTGCATTTACTATTGTATAAAATTCACCATTTCCTTCTACTTCTTGATTTATTTTAAATGTATTACTTCCATCTGTTGTAATTAATATTAAATTACCTTTTCCGCCTAAATTATCTTCTTTAAATTCTATACCTATTAAACTTGTTAATGGTATCATTTTATTAAAAGAAGCCCCTTGTATTGCTTTTGATACCATTTTTTGTAATAATTCTGTTTTAATTTTCATTCTAATTCCTCCTTCATATAATATATAGAAAAATTGTCTTAAATTTATAAATAACTTTTTATATCAGTTAATAAATTATTAAAATCAGTAAAATCTAATGCTTGCTCTTTATCACTTAAAGCTATTGCTGGATTATTATGCACTTCTACTATAATACCATTAGCACCAACTGCAAATGCACCTTTTGACATTGTTGAAATAATATCTTTTCTACCTGCTGCATGTGATGGGTCAACAATAATTGGTAAATTAGTCTTTTGTTTCATAATTGGTATACATTGTAAATCTAAAGTATTTCTAGTTTCAGTTTCAAATGTTCTTATTCCTCGTTCACACAAAATAACTTTTTTATTACCACCTTGTAAAATATAGTTAATTGCTCCCTCATATTCTTTATAAGTTGCACATAAACCTCTTTTTAATAATATTGGTTTATCTATTTTTCCTAGTGCTTTTAATAATTCAAAATTTTGCATATTGCGTGCACCAACTTGAATTATATCTACATCTTTAATATATCTATCTAAATATTTTTCACTTGTAATTTCTACAACTATTGGTAATCCAGTTAGTTTTTTTGCCTCTATCATATAATCTAATGCTTCTAATTCTAATCCCTGAAAACTATTTGGATTAGTTCTAGCTTTAAAACATCCGACCTCTTAAAAAATCAATATTTTGTTTTTTTAGTTCTTTTGCAATAGTTAATATTTGTTCTCTACTTTCAACTGCACATGGACCAGCAATAATTACATTATTTTTATTTTTTATATATTCAAAATAATCTATCATAATAAACTCCTTTCAATAGCTAAAATAAATAATAATTAGATTTTATTGTTTGTTTTCTTAATGGAGTTTTACCTAATAAACAATTAGCTATAGCTATTCCATATTTATATGCTACTAAACTTGGAACACCGGAACATCTATTATATTGTTCTTTCAATGAAATATCATCTGGAAAATAAAAATCATCACCAACTGTTTGTAATCTTAAATGTTCTCTAACTGATAATTTTCTAGGAAATTCTTCACCATTTGAATAAGCATCATAATTAGATTTATAATTTTTACTTGGAAGTTTTGGCTCAGGATAGCATAAAGCGGAATCCATATGTGATAACACTGTTTTAGCGGGTTCATCCCAATTAGATTGTCTAATGTTTACACTAAAACTTGACCAAATTTTAAATATATCTACATTATGATTTTTAATATCATTGATATTTTTATCTTTCAAATCATAAAATGCATCTCTTTGTGTCTTTTTACCAAACATAAGCTCTTTTGGTATTTCAAATTCATAAGGAATATCATCTCTAATTGCTACTAAATAAACTCTTTCTCTTTCTTGAGGTACACCCAAATTCCATGAATTAACAATTTTCCAATAAGTATGATACCCATAGCTTTCAATTTGATGCAAAAAATCATTAAACACTATTAGACTATCTCCCATAGCAATACCAGCAACATTTTCAAAAAATAATGCTTTAGGTTTGCATTCACTAAATAATCTTAATGTTTCAGCTAATAAATCACCATATTTTTCATCATTAGTTAATCTTCTTGCACCACATACTGAAAAAGGTTTACAAACAGGTGTAGCTATCATTAAATCATGCTCCGGAATATTATCTTTAGTTAATTTTCTAATATCTTCACAAATAGCATGATTTCCAATATTTATATTATAAGTCCTAACTGCATCTTTATCATTGTCTACTCCAAATAAAATATTATATCCGTGCTTTCTTTATTCCATAAGCACCAATACCAGCTCCACAAAATAAATCTACTGCAGTTAATCCGTTTAATTCTAATTGATTTATTGGATATAAATTACTCATATTAAACTTTCCTTTCTTATTTTATAGCTATATAGCCTTCAAAATTCATCCATCTCCAAAATACATCTACTTTTCTAAATCCAGCTTGTTTTAATAAATCTATATTCCAATTAGATGTTACTGGTACTTGAACACCCTCTAATGATAATTTCTTTCTTTCAATCTGTTCTTTAGTATATCCATTATTAGCTTTCATATCATAATAAATATCTACCATCATATTATCTAAATCAGCACTATTTCCAATAACTTTTTCAATCATTATAAATATTCCATTATCTTTTAAGTTGTCATAAATATGCTGAATTATATTTTGTCTATATTGAATTGGTATAAATAAAATACCTAAAATAGAAGTAATTATATCATAATTGTTAATTGGAAAATTATTTCTTAAATCTATATTTTGAATACTTACATATCCATCATTTATTTCATTTTTAAATAGCTCATTAGCTTTTTCTAACATTGGCTCTGAAATATCAATTCCTAAATAATTACCTCTTGCTTTATACTTATTTACAATATCTCTTAAACTTAATCCATTAGAACAACAAATATCTAATAAATTAAATTTATCTAAATTTTCATTATTTATTTTATAATCTATAATTTTTTTAGTTAGTTCACGCATAACTTCATATTGAGGAATTGAACGAGATAACATATTTTCAAAACAATTTGTAACTTCTTCATTAAATTCCCATTTATTTTGTGGATTAACATTATCAATATTACTCATAATTTTAGTTTTCCTCCAATTCTATTGTTTCCCCATACCAACATTTTGTTACTTCTACATCACAACTAATTGGTACTTCTAATCTATCTTTTGCTGCATCTGACATTAATTGAGCAAATCGTTGCTTACATTCTATTGCATTTTCTATAGGACATTCAGCTATTAATTCATCATGAACTGGTATTAATAATCTAAATCCTAATTCTTTTAATCTTGAATCAGTTCCTACTAAAATCATTGCTTTTTTACTCATATCGGCAGCACTTCCCTGTATTCTACTATTTACACATTGCCTTTCTGCTTGAGCTATAAATCCTCCATTATCTTTTATAATAATTCCATCTTCTCTTGCTTTTGCTTTTACTTGCTCTTTTGCTACTTTACCATAAGCTTTATCTAATTGCTTTGTATAATAATTTATTGCTTTCTGTTCTTCTTGCTCTCTTATAGCTTCTGAATTACTATCATCAAAAGATAAAGGGTCAAAATCTTCAAATACAAAATTACTAAAATCAAATTCATAAGGTTCTAATTGCATATCTGGTAATCTTCTTTTTCTTCCCCATAATGTAGTAACATATCCTTTTTCATAAGCCATTCGCTTACTATCTTGGTCAAATTTCTTAATTGCTGGAAATCCTCTAAATACTTTATCTTGTATCATTTGAGCTTTCTCTTTTGTACATTTTAATTGTTCTGCTACACTTGTTATTCCTCTACCATATAATATTCCAAGTAAAATACTTTTAGCTTGAGTTCTTCTTTCTTTACCTTCTTTATTTGTTTCACTTGTTTTCTTTCCGTTTTCATCTAAATAAAACTCTAAACAATCTTCATAAGGTTTATCAAATGCAAGCGATGCTATTTGTGCATATAAATCTTTTCCATCTTTATATGCTTGTAACATTTTAGGGTCACCACACATTTGTGTCATTACTTTTGGTTCTTGCTGACTATAATCACTTGACATTAATATATATCCTGCATCAGCAGTAAACATTTTTCTTATATCTTTATTATGTGAAGGTATATTTTGCATATTAGGGTCTTGACTTGAAAATCTACCTGTATCAGCTCCGTATTGATTAAATACACAATGTACTTTTCCATCATTTGGGTTAATTATTGCTTCCATCTTATCTATATAAGTTGATATTAATTTTGCTACTTCTCTATATTCTAATATAGCTTTACAAAATTCATTATTTATTGCTTTTAATACTTCTTCACCTGTTCCTCTAACTGGTTGTCTAGGTACTGGTTTTTCTCCTAATATATCATATAAAAGTATTGCTATTTGAGTAGAACTTGCTATATTTATCATACTACCTAATTTATTATCTGGATTTTTTCTTCTATATTCATCTATCTTATCTGAATATTTATCACATAATTTATAAAATTCTGCTTCTTTTTCCAATAATATTTTATTATATTTTTCTGATAATTGATGTAAATAATCTAAATCTACTTTTATTCCATTATCTTCCATATCTGCTACTACATTGATTAACGGCATTTCTATATTTCTAAATACATCTGCAACATCTTCTAATTCCTTATCAATACACTTTTGACTTGTTTTATCTAAAAATTGTTCTTGATATTTATATAATTCATAAGTTACTTCTGCATCTCTTGCTGCATATATATAACCACTATTTATTGGAACTAAATTAAATGTCATTTTTTCAAATAAATCGCTAAATGCAAATGCATCTTTTTCACCTTTTAATACATATTTATTATGAAGTGCTTTTAAACCATTTTCTTTTTCATTTTCGTTTAACAATCTTTGAGCTAAATAACCATCCCAATATGCTGTTAAATATACTCCAATTTGATGTCTTAATACTCTTATATCAAATTTTGCATTAAACATTATTAATTTTATATTATTATCTACTAATCTTTGTAATTGTTCTTTACAAAATTCTTTTGATAATTGATTACTTACTTTTGAATTTGTCATATAATCTATATGATTTATTGGTATATATACTGCTTTTAATCCAGGAGTATATAAAGAAAAACCTACTATATCATCTAGCATTGGATTTAGTCCCATTGTTTCTGTATCTAGTGCAACTATACCATTTTTTATACAATCATCTATATATACTTTTAGTTTAGTTTCTTCTCTAATACAGTCATATTTTTCTTTATATTCTCCTAGATGTTCTTCTACTGAATTTTTAATTTTAGTAATTCTTTCTTGTAAACTCATTCCTGCTTTTGCTACCACTTTTGAAGGCTTTTTAGCTGTTTTACTTAATATATTTTTATCACTTTCCTTTGTTGAAGGAATTCCCGGTATATTAAATAAATCCATTAAAAATTAGCCTCCTCATTATAGCTTGGTCTTCTTCTTACAGGCATTTCTCTTTCTGCTTGTGGTTGTCTTCTTGCAGGTTGTTCTTGTCTAGCTCCTCTTTGTGTTTGTTGGCTATCAAACATTCCTGTTTGTAAGTATTTTTCTAATTCTTCAAATGTTTTTGTTTGGAAACAAATTCCTTCTGCTTTTATTTCTGGAAAATCAGTAACTCTAGCATTATCTGATTGCATTGGATATGTTTCATAAGTAGTATTTGTATCTCCTTTTTTACCTACTCTTTCTATTTCAAAAGGTGTAGATACTAAAGGATTATATCTTGAACATAAACTTGACATTTTATTAAAGAATGTTCTTCCTCTAGTCCATATTTTACTTTCTTTGCTACTTTCATCATATACTGGTATAAATAATTTAGCATTTTGTTTATAGTTAGCTGCACATAATGGACAGTTTTCTATAGGTTCATTATAAGCTCTTAAACACTCTATATCCATTGTTTTATCCCCTACTTGCACTTCATGTACTGCTACACCTTCTAAATCATTTATATCATTAATTAAAAATCTTATTTTGGCTGTATCGCCATCATCCTTTAAACTAAAATAATTACTCTTTTGTGCGCCGTAGTTATCGGCTTCTGCATAATTAAATCTACTCATATTAATTACTCTCCTTTACTATTAATTTAATTCCTGTTCTACCTTCACCATCAACTTCTACTTCAGTAAATGCAGGTACACATACTATATCTTTTCCTAATGGTGCTACATATCCTCTTGTAACTGCAATAGCTTTTATTGCTTGATTTAAAGCTCCCGCACCAATTGCTTGTATTTCTACTTTTGTAGATGTTTTTAATACACTAGCTATTGCGCCTGCTACTGAATTTGGATTTGAATTGCTTGATACCTTAATTATTTCCATCTTTTTCTCCTTTCCTTAATTCTTTTTATTATTAGAAAGCTTAAAGGCTTTTCTAAATAACCAAATTGAAAATTTCTGTAATATATTCATTTTGCCCTCCTCATATAATATATAGAAAAATTATGCAAAATTTATATTAATAGTTGAAATTTTTTCTTTAATTTTATTATTTCTTTTATATATTGTAATAGTAGATTGTTTAAATATTTTAGCAATTTCTTTCATTGTATAACCAGCATTTAACAATTTACATTGTTTTACTTCTATATCATTCAAATTATAATTTGATAAAATCATATCTATATTTTCTAATTGCATATCATTCATATATTCATCATTTAGTTCTTCTGTATATAAAGCTATTTTTCTTTTTTGAGTTAATAATTGTTCTGTTTCCATTCTTAATCTATTTTTATAACATTTTATAAAATATGTAATAAATTTATTTGAACTTTCTAAATTAAAATTTTGTAAACTTTTATCTAATTCTTGTAAACAAAAACTAGCTTTATCTTCACTATCTAATACAGGATACAATGCGTCTGTTCTACTAATAATTCCTATATTAGAAGTATAAAAATAAGCTAGTATATTTGGTAATAAACCATCTTTGTATTGTTTAATAAGTTCTTTTTCATTTGTTTCTCTCTCCTTTCCATTTAAAATACCTTTCATCATTTTTAGTGTTTCTTGCATATTGCTTTACCTACCTTTCCTTTGTTTATTTTTATATTATTATATATAACAATAAATTTTAAATTTGTAAAGTAGTTTTTTAAAATTTTTCAAAAAAGTTTTCTATTTCTTCTTTTGTACAATCATTAATATCTTTTCTATTACTTGGTAATACTAGTTCTGTAACTAATTTACCTTTTATATTTTTTCTTAAATTTTGTCTTGCTTTTTGTCCAGCTGCATCATTATCAGTTGCTAAAATAAATTTTCTACAAGGTAATTTATTTAATTCCTCTATTTGCTGTTTGGTACCAAGTCCGTTTAGTGCTACTGCATATTTTTTATAAGTCCATAATGTAATTGCATCTATCATACTTTCACAAATGTATATTTCTTTTGGAAATTCTTTTAATTGGTATAACTCATATATTCCATACACAGGTTTTTCCACATCTTGTGGATAATTAAACCATTTGATATTTACACTTCTTCTAGCTATAAATAAACAATTTCCATTTTTATCTCTTACTGGAAATGTTATAGAAGTTGTTTTAGCATCATACCCAATATCAAAAATATCTATTACTTCATCTGTCATTTTTCTTTTATACATATATGGATGATAATATCTATATTGTTCTAACTCTTTTTCATCTATGTAATTCTTACGAGAATTAGTTTTAAGCAGTTTTCTATCTGTATCAATATAAATACTTCTTTCTTGTAAAATATCTCCTAAAAAATTATTTTTAAGCCAATTAAGTCCATATTGACCTAAATCATCTTTACCAAAACATCTACTTATCATTTGCTCTAATGAGCAACTTTCTCCACATGTAAAACAATGACACCAACCATCTTCTTTTCTAATTCCACAGCTTGGTTTTCTTTCTTGACCTTCTTTATGAAATGGGCAACTTACCATCAAATCTTCTGGAAGCTCTTTTATAGTATTAAATAAATATAGTCCATTTATTGCTAATTGGTCTTTTAGTTCTTTTATTATGTCTATTAAGTTTAATTCATATAAAGTATTATTTATTTTTATCATTCTTATTCTCCAATATTTTAATACATTTTTCTAATAAAGCTATTACCCCTTTGCAATGTTCTAATAAAGTTTTATTTGTTTTATCATTATCTAACTCATATAATTCATTTAATATTAAAGCTGGATTTTCTCCTGCATATTGATTTAAGTTTGCTTCTATTAAATTTTTACAATATTCTACTATTTGTTTATCATTCATCATTATTCAACTCCTTTGCACCTCTAATTATTATGTATAAAAATATAGGCCACCAAATTGATAAAGCAACTTTTATAACAGGCGTCATTGGTATTTCTTTATCTGTAGTTTTATCAAACATTTTAATTCGACCACTTAATAATGCTAACAGTACTAAAAATGAAACCACTACATAAATACATATAATACTAAAAAACATTTTCGTCATTATTATACTCCTTTTTTATTTTATTTATTTTTTCTTTTCTTTGTTTAGGTTCCAACCCATCATCATTACTAGGTACATAAGTAAAATTACCTGTATCAAAATCAAATTGATATAATAATGTTTGACCAGTTCTACCATCTCTATGCTTTCTTACAGATAATTGTATTATATTCTCGGCTGCTTTTTGTTTTATTGCTAATACTTTAGTAGCATTCGCTGCAATACCATCACTATCTTTAATATTCTCTAAATCAGGAGTATCATCTGTATCTTTATTAACTCCACTTCTATTACTTTGTACTACAACTAATATTGGTATTTTTAATTCTATTGATAAACTCATTAAATCTTCACTTATATTTGTTAGCATTGTTGTCCTAGTATCACCTTTATTATATCTTTCATCTGTTAAATATGTAATACCATCAATACCTAATATATCTATTTTATTCTTTTGCACAAAATTTTTAATTTTGCTAACTGTTATCTTTTTATTAAAATCTTGAGGTATAGTTACTATATATTTATTCTTTTTATCTTTAAGTTCTTTAATATAATCTTCATAGCCTATTTGATTTTGTCCGCCATACTAAATTTTTATTGCTAAAGTGATTTACTAAAGTATCAAATCTATATCCTATTTTAGTAGCTGACATCTCTGGACTTATTAATCCTACATTATATCCTATTTGCCAACTATGAGCTAACATTTTATTTAATATCCAAGATTTACCTTGCCCAATTCTTGCAAATAATACTACAAGCTCTTCTCCTCTATTAAACCCTTTAAATATTGTATCTAATTCTTCAAATCCAGTTGTTATATATTGGTTGTCTTTTCCCTTTAGTTTTTCTTGATATTCATTATATCTTTGTTCTGCTTGTTGTACTATATCTATACCTTCTGTTTTTTGTAAGCTTGTTAATTTTGGTAGCTCTTGTAATAAATATTCTACAGCATCTTCACTATTTGATTTTAACTTTTCCGCAACTTCTTGTACTACTGGCACTGTTTTAAAATATAAATATTCTTCATTAATTTTGTCAATTAAATATTTATCGCTTTCAGTAACTTCTATTAAATTAAAATCAGGAAATTCATTTAAAAAAGTTTCTTTATCTGGCACTTTTCCATATTGTTTATAAAAAGTATCTATAAATTCAAATTCATCTTCATATTGTAAAAACATTTCTTTTGATAAATTATTATTTAATACTAAATCATAATTTGATGTTTGAATTATTTTGTTTACACATTGTAGAACAACCATAATATACTACTCCTTAAATACCTAGTTCTAAATCTCTTAAATATTTATTTTCATTTTTTATAAATTCCTTTAAATCTTTTAAACTAGTTAACTCTTCTTTACTTATAAATTCTCTAGTAGTTACTTTTAAAACTCCTTCTAAACAACTTTCTATTGTAGTATAATAACCTAAAACTTTAAATTGTTCTTGACCAAAGTTTTTACTTTTTTCATCTTGAACTATTGTTTTTTCTTGTAACATATAACAATTTGTATCAGCATTTATATAAAATCTATCATTTATCTTTATCATCACCTATTCCTCCTATCTCTTCCAAGTAATTCTACAACGGTACTATCATTCCAAACTCTACTTTTTAATCGGTTGCCTAGTGCATCTATTAATTCTTGTTCATTTAGATTTCCAGTATATATATTAGATTTTCCATTTAACTTTCTCTGGTCTATATATGTTAATAAATTTGTATGGTCATAATCAGATAATTTACTAGCTGCTATATCATCCCATATAACTAAATCAACTTCTAATAATTGCTTTTTTAAATCTTCAAACTCTTCATCTTTTTTGTTCATAACTTCTTTAAATTTAGTTAAAAAAGATGGAACATGAATAAATAATCCTCTTTGAGTAAATCCGTTTCCAGCCCATATTTGATTAAAATAATTTTGCATTATCTTAATTGCCCATGTAGTTTTACCATTTCCAAAATTACTACTAAATATATATAAATTTTCTCCGTTTTTTATAAAATTAATTATATCTTTTTTTATTTCAGCTAAAAATTTAAAATTTTCTACATCAATTGGACTTGGTATTAATTCATTTTTAAATTGATTTCCTTTTGGTATTTTTGCACTTTCAATCATATAACTCATTTCATTATATCTAATACAATTATTTTGACAATTTTCTTTATAATGTTTGCAATTATTTTTATACCAACATTCTGTCATTTTATTCTCCTTATTTTTGATTTTTTCTATTTAGTGTATCTCTTTCTCTTAAATAATCTATTATTTCAGATACACAAAAATCTATTCCTAATGTAATAATTAATACAATTATTGTAATAGCAACCCACATATAATTTCACCTACTTTCGATTAACATTTAATAAATAGTATTCTTTATATCTTGAACCGGTATTTTCATTTTCTAACCATCTATCTTGAATATTCATTCCATAACTATGCCTTAAATTAAAAATTATTCCACTTAATCTATAACTTTGACATAATTCAACTGCTTTCATATCTGTTATACTATTTCCTGCTTCTAAATATTCTTTAACTATTTTTGTTTTTGTTTCCATATTTATTACCACCTTTCAATCAATATATAGAAAAAGTTTTTAATTTTTATACCTAAAATTTTAATAAATTTCCATCTTTATCTCTAGCTAAACAATATTCATCATGAAATTCTTTTTGTAATTGTGTCATATCTGCCACTGCATCAAATTTTTCCATTTCTTTTAATTTTTCATCGAAAGTTAATTTATTAAATTCAGCATCGCTAATATGATATATTTTAACATTACCAGCTGTGTTATCAAAAGTTGGTTTAGAACTATATCTTGATTTTGGCTTTCCTTTAAATATTTTACTGTTTAAATAATTTTCAAATTTATTTCCGAATAAAGTAGTAGGTCTTAAATATTGTTCAAATTCTGTACCAATCCAATCGTTTACTTTTTTATCTATAACATCATAAAAATCATCTAGTTTATAACCTTCATTAAATCTAGCTTTAATTAGGTTAATAGTTCCTTTTGTATTATATTTATAATTTGCACCTATACTTTCGTTTAAATAATCTATAATACATTTTATATTTTCTTTTAATATTAAATCATTTTTAGAAATTTTTTCTTTCTCTACATTATATTCTATATTTGTTACTTTTGTTTTTGTTTCTATATCTAATTTATTAGATATAGTTTGTTTATCACCCACAAAACAACAATCTTGATTTCTACATTGTTGATTTGTACAATCTAGTTCAAAGCTAGTAATATCAAAGGTTTTGTTAATTATATCTTGTCTAGGTTCTGCAAAAGTATAATATATCCATTCTTTTATTCTTCCGTTTTCATAATAATGTACTTTTGTATGATAACCAAATTCTTCTAGTTCATGTAATAATTTTATTATTTTTTTAGTAGATGCACCTGTTTGATTAGCAATACCTTCTATTGTAAACTTCCAATTTTGTGGTAAAGATAGCATATAGCCTAAAAGTCCTTTTGCTTCTAACGATATATCTTTATTTTGTAAAAATTCATTAGTTAATTTTGTAATTTTATCATCATAATCTTTTTTCTTAAAAATAGGCATAGTATATTCTCCTTTCTAAAATAAAATTAAAAGTGATATAAGAATTGCTCAAAACTTATATCACCTTTACTATATATAATTATCCAATAGTATTAATATTGGAATTATATAACTATTTAATTAATTGTTTAAGCAATTTTTATCTTTACATATAATATATAGAAAAATTTACTAATTTTTATATATCTTTTTAATAAAATTTTCTATATTTGTATTATATATAAAAGATAAAAATTTATCAACTATTTTTTAAAATTATTTTTGAAAAGTTTTTACTATATCTTCAATTTGTTTATCTACTTGAAGATTACAATCATCTATTAATAATTGTCTTTCTTTGTCTATATCTACTTCATCAAAATTTTCTATTTGTCTTTCTTCGCCATATTCAATAGTATAGTAATGTTCTTGTATTTTGACTGAAGCTCTACTACTAAATTTAATTATAGTAGGTTTAGCTTTACTTATATAATTTTCCATATTATTCACCTTTCTTTTTACTTATTCTTAATGTTACTACTTCTTTTTCTTCTTTAAACGGTGTTAACTCAGATGCATTTAATTTACCATTATAAATCATATCTTCTATAGTATCCCAATTTATAGTTGGTACTAATTCTACCGCTTCTTTTAGATTTAATTCATTTAATTTTTCAATTAAAGCTGGCTCATTAAAGCTTTCTTTAACTGAAGTTGATACTTTAGCTGTAATTCCTGCTTCTGTTGAATACTCATCCATTCCTATATTTTTCATTAAATCTTTTATTGCTTTGTTATCTTCATCTGCTATTTTTTTAAACTTATCACTTTCATTTTTTACTACATAATATTCATCAATATATCTTGATAATTCTTCTTCCCAATCCATATTATTTCTTTCCTTTCTTATTTAAACTTCCCATAAAGCCACCTCTTGTATGAGGCATAAATTCTTTAAACTTTTTAAGTTGTTCTATATCTTTTTCTTCCCAATATCTCCATTTAGTAGCTCCTATAGTTTCATAAGCTGGTAATTGTGGCATACCTTTTGCTTTTAATTCTTCTAGTTTATCTATATCTTCTTGTTCATACCAATCATACCATCTTTTTAAAGTATATATTGAAACTCCTATAGCACTAGCTATTTGTGTTACTGTTAATTTGCTCATTATTATCACCTCCTATTATTTTTCTTATTTCTTCTAATAAATCTTTAGCTTCACATACTATTATAAAACTTTTTATAGTTATCACTCCTTAATAATATATAGATTTTTAGTAGAATTTTTATACTATGATAATAAAAATTCTACTAATTCTGCTTTATTTTGAGATGTCATTTTTATAAGTAAATTTATAAAATCCTTGTTCTTTATAAAATTCAAATTGCTCAGGATATATTCTCTTTTTTATACTACCATTAGTTATTACTATTCTTCCTATATTAGCTTGTCTTATTTTTTCTTTAGCTTTATTAGATACAATATGAGAATGACCTATATTATTCTTTAACTTATTAGAATATTTAGCGATTATTTCGCTTGTATTTTTTGTTAACCCTTTATTCCAAGGTATATGACCTAACATTGCTTGTTGATGTTTTTCTATTTGTTCAGGAGTTCTATATTTGGGTTTACCTTTATTGGCTTCACTTATTTTCTTTCTTGTTTCTTCTGTTATAGGAATACCTTTATTATGTGCTGGTCTACCTTTTAATGCTTTTGATATTTTTTGTTTAGTTTCTTCTTTTAATGGTCCTAAAACTTTACCTTTATTAGCATTACTAACTTTTAGTTTACTCTCTTCGGATAAGCCACCTTTTGAACTAGCATCTCTTTTATTATAGTTATTTGAAGAATTAAGTCCACCATAAAAATCTATCCAATACTGTTCTCTTTCTGTTAAATTATCTTCTTCGCATTCTTCTATAATCTCAAATTTAAAATTTTCTTCACCATATTTGTCCCAAGCCGACTGAAGATGTTTATTACAATGATAATTATTTCTTAAATCTTTTTTATGCCCTTTCCATCTATTTTCAATATTTATAGCTTGTCCTATGTAAACTTTATTATTTACTAAATTTTCAATTTTATAAATTCCTGTCATTTTAAATTCTCCTAATTCAATAAAAATTCTACTAATTGTTGTTTATTTTGTAAATCTAGTTTTCCATCTACTAGCATATCACTTAATTGTCCTTTTTTATTAAGTAATTCCCAAATTCGCTCATCTATCGTATTTTTACACATAAGATTAATTACTGTAACATTTTTTGTTTGTCCTATCCTATGTGTTCTATCCACGCATTGGTCATAAATTGCACGGTTCCATGGATGGTCTAAAAATATAACATAAGAGGCAGCATATAAGTTTAAACCTGTTCCCATGGCTCCAGTTGTGCCAATTATTATTTTACAACTATCATCATTCATAAATTTCTTTTCTTCAGCTACTCTATCTTTAGTTTCTCCAGTTATAATTGCTGGATTATATTTATTTTTATATCTTTCAAAGGTAGGATTTGTCATTGATGTCCAATTACTAAATATTATTGCTTTATTTTCATTTGCTATTATTTCTTCTAATAGTTCATCTAATCTTTCTAATTTAGCACTTTCTAATATTGAACTACTTAATATTCCTGTGTAATCTGTAGCTTGCCTCATTCTTATCATTTCTGCTAATGGATTTATTGCACTTGTAACTTTATCAATATTTTGTTGAACTTCCATTTTGACTTCTTTATATATCTTTTCTTGTTTTGGTGTCATTTCTACAAATTCATCTTGATATATTTTTTCTGGTAAATCTAAAACATCTTTTTTTAATCTTCTTAACATAATATCTTCAAATTGTTCTTTTAATTGGTCTAAATGTCTATATCCCATTACTTGATATCCACCATATCCACCCATTATACAATAGTGATTTTTAAAACTATAAAATGTATGTTTTTCATAACCTAACCATTTTAAGTGTATATATAAATCTAATGGATTATTCATTAATGGTGTACCTGTCATACTTATCATCGTATCAGCTTGTAATTTTAATAAATGTTTTCCTTGAATACTTGATGGGTCTTTACATTTATGCCCTTCATCTAAAACTATCATATTAATTATTTGTTTATCACATAATTCTTTTAGCTTTTTAATTATATCTTCATTTCTTAATGTTTCTATATTTGTTATTAAAAAATATGGATATGGATTGTATAATGCATCTATGTTTAAATTAGTATTATAGAAATTTTCAATAGCTATTAAATCTTCTAATCTATCTTGCATACTTCCTATGTATTCTTTATCAGGATTAAAATTTTTACATCTTGTTCCTAGAATATATGCATTTTCATCTGAATGTTTTTCTACTTCTGATTTCCAATTCCATTTAAGCCCATTTACACCACATATAATTAAACAATGTTTATAACCTTTTTGTTCTTTCTTTATACAAGCAATATTTATAGCTTGCATTGTTTTTCCTAAACCTTGCTCATCGCCTAAAAGAAATCTATCATAATTAAGTCCATATTCTACTCCTTCTATCTGATGCTTAAATGGCTGTATTTTAAATTTATAATCTTTAGGTATATACTTATATTGTTTTTGTGTTAAATCGCTTATATTTTTATTGTCGTAAGAATTAGACACATTTAATTTATAATCTTTAAGAGCTTCTTGTATAGTTCCAAATTTACTAACTGGTATTTCCCATTCTTTTGTATCCGGATTATAATATCTAATAGGTTGTTCTTTAATAATATTAACTACATTTGCTTCATATGGAAATGAAATATATAAACTATAATCTCCATTACATTTATCTGATTTATCTATATTAATTTTTATTATCATTTCTTCTTTTGGTTGAATTAAATCTTCATCAGCTTCTCCACTAATTAAATCCAAACTAATAATAGCTGATTTCATTATCCAACCTGTCCATTTGATTTTATTAAGTTTAACTTTCATTTCTCCTATAGCTGATAATAATTCTTCTTTTGTATCAAATGGGTTTGTATAATTATGTTGTCCACATTCTGGACCTATACCAAAATATCTACTAATAGGATTTTTTAACTCTTTACCACATTTCATACAAATAGTAGATTGTGCTTGTCTTATATCTCCATGCAATTCCATTCTTAACATTTTAGGAGTTTCATTTAATTTTTTACCATACATTATACACATTGGCATTGGAGAAGGATTAGCTTTCATAAGAAAGCTATCCTCATCCATAAATGTATTATAATTAGTCATCCAATTTTTAACTTGTATTTTATACTCACCCATTTTAATCTCTCCTTTCTTTAATATACATCTTTTGCTTTAATTTGTGGTGCTCCTTGATATCCGGCATTCCAATAATAACAACTATCTCCTTCATATTCTTCAGCTATATCTAATATTTGTCTACAATAACTTTGTATTTTACTTGTACTTGCACTATATTTTCTATTATTTAGATAAAACTTTCCATCCTTTCTATACGCTATTACTGTTGAGTAATTGATTAACTCATCTCCATTTATGTATAAATGACTTGCTACTCATCTAGTTGCTCCATTTCTAAAATTTCTTATTAAATCTCTATTTGTCATATTTATTACCTCCTTTATTTTTATTGTTCTAAATATAGTATTAAATCTAATGGTTCTTTAAATTTTTGTTCTACTAGCTCATCTAATATTTCAGGATATTCATTAATATCTCTTAATAATCTTCCGTAAAATCCTTGTGATTTTGCTAATGATTTAATTGTATATAAAATTGCTTCTTTGTTCATATTAATTAACTCCTTTCCTATATATTTCTTCCCATTTACTTATCCATCGCCATTCTATATAATATTCAACTTCACTATCTACTTTTTCTGTTTCAATTCCAATTCCATTTACTACTATTGGATTTTTTGATTTTTCTTTTTTCATATCTCTTTCTAATGCTCTTTTAGCATCTTCTAAATTATTAAATGTTCTTTTCATTCCATTCCATATACATATTTCAAAAACTCTATCATCACATTTTACTTTTTTAATTACTGCATATTCTTTCTTTAAATCTTTTACTTTCATATTCCTTTACCTACCTTTCCTCTATTAATTCTATATCTGTAAAATGGTCATCGTTTCTATGTGTATTTCTTTCATTCATTCTTTCAATCCATTTATTAGCTTCCTCTATAGTATTAAATTCGTATATTGTTTCTACTGGTTTTCTCCAATAATCTCTACAATTTCCAGAACAAAATTTTAAATAATTAAATTTTACCTTTACCATACATTTACCTACCTTTCTAATCTATTTCTTTTTGTCTAGTCTAATCTTATCATTTTCAATTCTTAAATTTTCTAATTTATGTATTTGTGAAATTAACTTTTTCCAAGTCATTCAATCATCTCCTTTGCTTTAGTTTGTAAGTGTTTCTTATCTCTTACATATTTATTGTACTATAGAATAATAAAATTGTCAATAACTTTTTTAAAATTTGTTAAAAAAGTTTTAAAAAAATTAAAAAACTACCTAAAATTAGGTAGTCTTATTATATTAATATATAGATAAAAATAGCTTAAAATTAATTCTCATAAGCCATTTTTATCAAATTTTAGCTAATTTACTATATTTTTCCAATATTCATATAGTTTAGCTTCTTCTGTGTTTCTAGCATCTTCATCATAATACCAATCTTCTGCTGCCTTTATATATTTATCAATTATTTCTTCTGTCATTTCTTCTCCTAGTACATCAGAGAAATCTGAATACAGCATATTCATTATTGTATAGGCAGGTACTAATGGTATTGATATTTCTTTAGAATTTTTAATTCTTTCAATATCCTTCATGCTCCATTTTGCTTTAGGTATCATACTATTTACCCATTGTTCTGCTTTTGCTCTACTTAATACTTTACCTTCAGCAATTTCATATAAATCACATTCTATTTTATCATAAACAGAAGGATTATTATGCTCCATGTAAGTTATAATATCAACTAATACATTTTTTAGTTCATGCATTTTATTATCATCTTCTGACATTATAATTTTTTCTATATATTGTTCATGCATTATTGTCCTTCCTTTCTTCTAACAAATTTATTATTTGTTGATTTTGTTTAATAATTGTATCTAATAAATTATCTTGATGTTTAAGATATTGCATAAGGTCATTATTATTGAAATCATTTACTAATATTTCATAACTTTTTATTTGTAAAATATTAGATATAAGTTCTAAATTTTGTTCAAACTCGTTCATTAAGCCAATTTCTCAATAGTAAATGATGGATTATTAAATACAACAGGGTTTTCTGAATTATTTTTTACTGTGAATATATCACAACAATTACAAGGTACTTGAACTAATATTTCAGCTGCAATATTTTCAAATGTATCTACGGTAGTTCCAGCAGTTTGCATTTCACCACCTATAATATTTTCTCCAGCATTAGTTAAGTTTACAGTTATTTGTCCAGCAACAGTTGGAGCTACATTTGCATTGAAATGTATTTCATAAATTCCTGCTTTAGTTATTTCAAATATTCCACTATTTAAAGTGCTAAAATTTAGCCACCCTTGACAAGGTTTACATGAGTTAGTTCTTACATTTGTACCGTCAAATAGTACATTTGCACCAGCATTTACTGTTTGAACTGGATTTGTACTTATAGCATTAATCATAATTTTTCCTCCTTAATATAAAAATTGGAGATAGATTTATAGTCTATCTCCTTAAATTAAGCAAATATCACTAAAAGTGAAGACTAGATTATATCTAAAATTGCTTATATTAAATTTGAATTGCATCCACATCCATTATTGCAAGTGAATATTGGTGTTCTACCATATACTGGTGTACTAGGTACAGGGCAGTTAGAAAGCCTATTATATAGAGCATCTACCTCGTTAGCAAATCCTTGAGAAATAAATGCATTTTGAGCTATTTGGCTAGCTTTTAAGTCAGCCATGTCTAATTGTCTTTGTAGGTCTAGTATCTTCTCATTTTTAGCATCTATCTTATCTTGGCATAAGGTATCAAGGATTTTTTGAGTGTTAGCTGTTTGATTAATTAATACATCTTTTAATCCATCAGCTAATGCAGCTCTATCTGCACAGTTTTCAGATAGTATTGTAGAATTTAAGTTAGCAATACCTAATCTATTTTCGCAGCAGCAATCAGCAAATTGTCTACTTAAATCAAATGATGTTTGCATATTAGCCATTTGTCTATTGTTTGCAGATATTTCTGAGTTATAGAAACCATTAGCTATATTACTATTTACACTTGCTGTTGAATTACAGATAGCATTTTGTATATCATGTATACCATCTCTTACACCTTCAACTTGGTTGCTTAAATGTAATGTATTAAATCCGTCATTTGTGTTTTGCATTATTTCTTTTTGTCCATTTGAAAGCCATGCATAGTCATTATTAAAACCACCGCCAAAGCCTCCATTTCCATTATTTCCCCATCCGCCCATTAGAGCTAAAATAAGGATAAACCATAACCAACTTCCATCTCCGCCAAAGCTATTACCAAATCCATTTCCGCCATACATAGGCATTACTGGATAAGGATATCCATAACCGAAATTTCTGTCAGTATTTCCTACAACTGCAGCCACATCTGCTGGTGACATTCCATTACTTTCCATATTAAAATTCTCCTTTCTTTTAAATTTAATTTATAATAATTGTTAAATTATTATCTATTTAAGATTTTGTATTTGAGATAAAATATTATCTGGAGCACCTAAATTTTTAGCTCTAGCTAATACTTGTTGTTTCATCTCTGGATTATTACCCATGATTTGTTGTATTAAAGGCATTGGATTACCATTGCTATTAATCATTTGATTTACTATTTGATACCCTTGAGGGTTTTTTGTTTGTAGTTGTTTTAGATAATTCTGTACTATCACTGGCATCATCATTTGAAATCGCTCCTTTCAATTCTTCTAATTGTTTTTGTAAAATTAAAATTGTATTATTTTGGTCTAGTATTTTCTTATCTTTTTCGTCAAGTTCTACATATTCTTCCAAGTTATAAGTAGTTATTTTTCCACTTACATCTTTCACCCATAATTTAGTGAAATCTTTATTTACAAATAATCCGGTTTTAACGACAAAAGTATTTTTTACTTCATCTATACTATTTGCATATTTACCTTCTAATTCATTATTAGATGGATTAGGAGCTAATTGAAAATTCTGTGTTACTTGAGGTACCTGTTGTTGCATTTGATATTGATTTTGTTGTATTTGTCTCATTTGACTATCTATTCTATCTCGCATATTTTGTAAATCTTGCATATAAAAATTGTTATATGGATTGTAAGCCATTTTTTAATCCTCCACATTTAATATTCTTTTAACTTCATTCATGAGTTGGTCATAATCAACTCCATAACTAATTGCTACACTTTCGCCACACTTAATTCCTTGTTCAAGCATCTGCTTAAATCTTTCTCTTTGGGATTTGCCCATACCATATACGAATGTTATAGCATAGTCTTGAATTGAAAATTTACCATTATTGGATTTAGCATCTATTGAAGTATTAACTAATAAATTAGTCATATCTTTCTCCACTTCTGCCATATCCATCAGTTCCTCTTCCTCTATTTCGGTCGGCTCCATACCCACCTCTAGTATTGCCATATCCTTCTCTGCCCATTCCTTCATGTTCTTCATAGTTGCCATAACCTTCTCTACCTGTTCCATAGTTACCGTATCCGCCATATCCGGGATAGTCATTTCTTCTGTTACCATAAGTCCCCATACCACCGGACTCCATTTGGTTTGCTACTTTAACTACTTCACAACAAGCTTCTGCAAAATCTTTACTAAAATATCCTCTAGATTTTGCTTTCTCAACTTCAGTACTTGCTAAATCAACTAAAGTTTCTACCATTTTGTCTATCTTATATTGCTTTTCATCCATAAATTTTCAACTCCTTTCTTGTATTTATACTAATATTATAGTTTTCAAGGAATTTTAAAGAATTATAAAAATATTAGAAAAAACTTATCAAAAATGTATAAAAATTTTAACGACAATAAAAAATAACGGCTTTTTAGCCGTTATCCTATATACTTTATTATATTAATTTTGCTATCTTCTTTCGTAGCTTTCTTAAATCTGACTCAATCTTACCTTTACTATACCCAGTCTTATATGCTATATAATTAATATCATAACCTTCAATATATTTCATTTCTAAAACAGTCTTTAAATGCTCTGATATTAAAATATTATCTTTTAAATCTTCTACTTCTTTTTTAGTTGCTTCATTAAAAAATTTATTTACTTGTTTTGATATTTCACTCATAGCATATTCCTTTCTAGTCATAGTAATATCTAGTTTTACCATTTATAGTTATTTTTCGGGTATATTTATATTTTGTACCTGTATTTGTAGTAGTTTGTGATGTAGTAGTGCTTTTCTTATATTTTGCTCCATTTTTATTAGTAGCAGTTTTCTTAACACCTTGGGTTGCAGACATCTATCATCACCCCCTATTTATTAAAAGTAATACCTGAGTTTATAACTGAGCTATCATCTGTATCTTGATATACAGTAGTTTCATAATCAAATTGACTTAAAAATTCTTGATACTTGTCATTTTGTTGGTGAACTACAAATATTGCAGTTAAAACAGTAATCAAAATAATAATTAATTCAGCAAGGGCAAATATAAATAATTTAGTATTATGTTTATTACTATCTTTTATTGTATCTTTTAGTATAGGTATTATTAAATTGTTTACTCCGTTTTCTACATTGTTTACTTTGTCTAATACATTTTTTAAATCTTCCATTTTAATCCCTCCTTTAGTATATTATACTATATAATAATACAAAAGTAAATAGTTAATTATTTAATTACTAAACCTACTATAGCTCCACCAACTGCTCCAAATATAGCACCTAAAATACTACCTACAATACTTTCATATCTTTTAACTGGTTTATTTTTTAATTCTTCTACTTGAGCTGTTAAATTTGGTATAGTCTTTTCGTTTAATGTTTTTAAGGATTGCATAATTTGCTCATATTGTAAATCTGTTTTAGTATTATTCATTTCAAGTTGAGTAATCCTTTTTTCTTGTTCCTCTGTCTTTCTAACTAATTCAGCAATCTGTCTATCAGTTACTTCTTTATAACTTTTAAATTCTTGCTTTAATAATAAAAATTCTTTCTCTTTTTCTTCCATTGTAATCCTCCTATATACCTCTTTGCCAAGTACCATTAACTTTTGTCCATACAACAGCTCTTCTCCAAGTACCATTAACTTTTGTCCATATATTGCCTCTTTTCCATGTGCCATTTACATTCGTTCGCATTGTATGTTGATTTCCCTTTAAAGTAATTGTACATGTTTTGGTATCCGTATAAGTAGTACTATTAACTGTTATTGAAAGAGTATGAGTTAAAGTTAAGGTATTTCCATTACCATATAATTTATATATAGTATCTAATTGGGCATCTGTGAAAGTTATTGTATTTGAACCAGTAGTTGGTGTTTTGCTTAATATTTGTGTATTTCCAATTTTTAATACTAATGACATTGTAGCAGAAGATGGGTTACTTATTTGTATAACATCATTGCTTCCATGGTCTATATTAGGTGCTGAAGTTATTTTAGCAATATCATAAGTAGTAACTGAAATAGCATCACTTTCTGTCCATAATTGGCTATCTGTTCTTCTTACTTTAATTTTTACACTATAAGTAGTATTTGGAGTTAAACTTGCAATAACTCCATCATTATGCAAGTTAGTCCAACTTCCATTATCTAATTTATATTGAGCATAATCACAACTAACATCTGTGGTAAATGATAAAGTCATTGTGTTAACAGTTTTAGCTGTGCATTCAAAACTTGTAATAGTAGCATATCTTGGTATATTAGATAATGGTGTAGTCCAAGATTGTTCTTCTGAGCTAAATTGACTATGGTCTATCCAAGCTGAAATAGTTAAATTTTTAGTACCATCTGGATTATGCTCAATATCTAAAGTTTTTTCAAATAAATGCACTCCATCACTATTAATATATTGATTTGAACTAATTGCTTGACTATAAGTGATGCCATTAATTTTGCAATAGCAAGTACCAGAACCATGAGTAGAATATGCGTCATCTCTCCAACAGTCTACTATTATAGTAACATTTGAACTATTATATGGGATACTTGTACTATTTTCATAACACTCTATGTTATACACAATATGAGCATTAGAAGTATCCATTGGGTCACTATATGCCATAATTTATCTCCTTTCTATGTGAAATATTGTATATAAATATCTCCATTACTTCCACCAGTAGGAGTAGAAGTTCCAACTGAAATTGTTTTTTGCTTACCATTTAATGCTGTATTTAATACTTTTCCTTGGTATGCAGATAAGGCATTAGTTGTACTATCACTTGTTAATACATTTTCTACTGTATTTTTAGTTGCTCCTGTAGCAACACCATCTAATTTTGTTTTATCACTAGCACTCATTAAACCAGCTGTACTTGTTGTTGCATTAGAATAAGTAGTGTTAGTGTCTTTGTAATAAGGAATGCCACCTATAATTGGGCAAGCTGTATATCCAGAATTTGAAGAAACTGTTGATGATGTTTTAACACCACCAAGAGTATTTGTACCTGCTGTTGGTAAACTATAATTATTTGCACTTGCTTCAATTCCATCTAATTTACTTTTATCTGTACTACTCATTAATCCTGCATTAGAAGTTGTTGCATTACCATAAGTTGTATTAGTATCTTTATAATATGGTACCCCTGATACAATAGGGCAAGCTGTATAGCTTGATACATCACTTACTGTTGAAGTAGTTTTTACACCACCTAGTGTGCTACTAGCAGTTGGTAATGAATAATTATTAGCTCCCGTTGCTATACCATTCAATTTTGTTTTATCAGCCTTACTCATTAAACCATTTGCACTTGTAGTAGCTGTACTATAAGTGGTATTTGTGTCCTTATAATATGGAACTCCCCCAACTATTGGGCAAGCTGTATAAGTACTTACATCTGATACATTAGATGTTGTTTTAACACCACCTAAAGTTGTACTAGCTGTTGGTAAGCTATAATTATTCGCATTATTTGCTATACCATTTAATTTTGATTTATCACTACTACTCATTAATCCGTTAGCAGATGTTGTAGCTACATCTGTATTTTTGGTAGCACCTGTTGCTATACCATCTAATTTGGCTTTATCTGTGCTACTCATTAAACCTGCAGAAGATGTGGTAGCATTATTATATGTCGTATTCGTATCCTTATAATAAGGAATTCCACTTACTATAGGTGCAGCAGTATATCCACTAACATCACTTACTGTAGATGAAGTTTTAACTCCACCTAATGTATTTAATCCAGCTGTAGGTAGTGAATAGTTATTTGCATTATTAGCAATTCCATTTAGTTTAGCTTTATCTGTTGAACTCATCATACCATTTGCAGAAGTAGTAGCTACTGATTTTAATGCAGTTTCTTTATTATTAATAGTAGTATTTAAAGTACTTACAGCACTTGTTAAGTCGCTTGTAAGTGCTGCTTTACTTTCTATTTTATTAAAATTATCCATAATGTCTGTAATATCAGCTCTACTTTGTAAAGTGATATTTGTAAAATTAAATCTAGGCATTTATTTTCCTCCTATAACCACTCAGCATCCATTAATTCTTGCCAAGTCATATTTTCATCATATATTGCTTTCCATGTAGAGAAATTATCTTTAATTAAAGACCAAGTAGCTGAATAAATTTCTACACTATAAGATATATTGCAAGGTATAATTCTTTTTAAAAAATTATTCAACTCATTTAACCAAGCCCTACCTGGAATAATACTTGTAATAACTAAAGTATAATCATTATAGTTTATTTCATAATTCCAAGTACCTTCTCCAAGCATTTCATTTAATTTTTGTGTTAGATATCTTTCTGTATAAGGTATTTGGGTTATTAATCTATTTAATACTCTGGCTTTTCTAAATTCTTCACTTTCATTTAATGCATCCGGTTGTATATCAAATAATTTTTCATATTGCTCTATACCTTTTAAATTTGCAGTTAATATAAATGTATTTTTAAAACTATTTTCAATATTTGGTTTTAAATTATCTTCCAATTCTGCTTCTTCACTATTTATTATATTAAGCATTTCCAAATTATTTTTATATAAATCTGGCATATAATTACTAACTTTCACTTAAAACCACCGTCCCTAATATTGGAAATTTCACATTAGTACCAGATAAATTAATAACTAAATCTGTGGCTGCTGTGTTTATAGTTACTGCAGATACACTTTTAACTTGAGGTACTTGTAGTATAGCTGCACTGACTTTTGAAATATATATTGTTAAGGTATCTTCTTCACTAAATTGATTTTGAACTTCTTTTATATAATTTCCTATATTTTCAGTTATAACTGCAGTTAATTGTGAAATTGTATATCCTGTTTCTATAACTAAAGTAGCTGTTATATCTATATCTAAAGCAGTTGGTGCAACCACTGTAACTGTATGCCCTATTGGTGCTAATCCTATTCCCTGCCCTTGATTTTGTATTGGGTCTATAATTGTTTGTATATCATCTATAAAAGCACTAGAGGGTATTGTATTATTAGTAGCTACTATAGCAAGTTTTACAGTGCCTCCACCATTCCATACAGGAAATACCTTACAACTTTCTACACCATCTATATCTTCTGTTATCTTTTTATAGTCTGCTATATTTCCTGCAAAGGGCTCTTGGTTTATTTTATTAAGTGCTCTTGTTCTTAATTGTGTATCTGTTTCTTCATCTTCTCCTGGTTTAATTACAGTACTTACTGAAACTGTTCCTAAATTATTTATTGAATTTAATGGTAATAATTCTCCTACATAATCGTTTCCAATAGCTCCTGGTGTTTCACATTCTGCTTTATAATGTCCTATACTTATTTCTTCTATTACTATAAAATTATATCCACCAAATGCATTAGGTACACTAAATCTACTTCCTATATCTACTTGCATTAAGCTATTATTACTATCATAAACGATTAATTCTCTTTCGGCATAAGTAGCTTTATTTCTAGTTAATCCATAATCTGCTACCCTATTATCTAGATTTTTACCTACTGCATTTAATAAATAAGTTTGGTCTGTATATACATCTAATGCTATATAGCATTGTGCAAGCTCTGCTGCAGCTGGTGCTAAAGCATCATATATAATTGAACCTTGTCTTTTATCTAAATTATCATCTACATTAGCTAATAATCTATCTAAAATGCTTTGAAAATCATTTCCATCAGAATAATTAGACATTTATATTCACCTCCAAAACTAAATCTCCATAAATTGTATATGCTGTAAAGTTTATTAAAACTTTATCATGGTCAATTTGTTTAATTGAATTTACTTTAACATCTGTAATTCTTAAATCATAGGTTAAAGCTTCTTTTAAAGTTTGTTCTATTGTTGCTTCTATATAATCTAAATCTTTTCCTATATATTGTTGTAATTCTACTCCATAATTATTATCATATATTAAATATGCATATCTTTCTGTCATGAGTATATGATATATAGCTTGTTTTATAGCATCTATTCCATTTGTAAAGCCTTCTATTCTATCCGTTTCAACTACTACAAATGCTATATCTTCATTTGTATAATATTCTACTTTTATATAAGGTGTTATATTATCAATACACTCTATTAATGTATAATCTGGATATAATAATATACTTTGTAATGTTTCTAATGCTTCTATTGTATCTGTATCTGTTATTTCTGTATATGTTGGTGTCATTTTAACATATTTAACTTTAAGTGGATTTCCAGCATTATATTTTGTAGTTAGTAAATCTTTAAACTGTTGTAATGTATAAGTTCCATAAGCAGCATAATCCATTATTACACGACTATTTTCTTGATAATAGTCAATTCTATACCCTATACTATTATCGCTTATATTATATTTATATTTTAAGCAATTACAACGACCATCTAAAACATTCCATAATTGTACTTTTAAATGGGTATCAACAAATCTATCTACTGCGGTTGTAGTTGATTTTCCCCAATTTTCTGTTCCATTATATACAAATTCACCAATAGCTTCATACTTATACCATTTACCATTTTGTTTAACAAATTTATCTTCATAATTTCCTATTTTACATAGTTCCATTCCTTCTGGCATTGGTACTGTTATTGTTTGTTCTTTATGCTCTACATAAGTTGTTGCAGTAGAACCTTTTTCTACTTGTATATGGAAAGTTTTATCTACTGAATTACCTCCTCCTATATTTACTCTTGCATAAACTTTTTTTGTTTCAGTTAATGTAATAGTAACAGGTTGACTTGCATTTGTAATAGTTCCTAATAATGTATTATTTTCATCTAATATTTGAATAGCTTTTCTTGTTTCTACATCTAAACAACTAAATGTATATGTTCCTGGAGTTAATGTACTGTATATACCATTTGATATTGCTTCAGAAGTTGTAGTTGATTGTGTCGCACTTGATGCTGTTCCTTTTGCACTTATTGTTCCATCTATATTTGTAACAAAAGTAACTCCATAAACACTTCTTGTATATGGTGCACTAAATCCACCCCATATATTCTTATTTCTTACTTTAAATTCTATACTTCCTCTATTATATGGACTATAACTTGTTGGTACTAAACCTGGCTCTATTTTTACATCTTTTACATCATCTTTACTTATTACTGCATCATTATTATTTCTAAAAAATGGTCGCATTTCATAATCATTATCAAATGTAAAAGTAAAATTACCTGTTGCCCAAGGTATCGTTATATCCTGACCATCTTTATAGTAATGAATAGAAACTTGGTCGCATCCTTTATATGATATTGTATAAGTACCTTTTTTCAATAAAGTATTTCCATTTGGTCTTACTCTAATTGTTGAAGGATTAACTAATGGGGTTGCTTCTATATCAAATAAATTTACATTGCTTCCTATACTTACTATACCCTGTGGATAAGATGGCGAAGGGGCTGGTTGTCCACCTGTATATGGTTCGTAAAGGCTAATATTGGTGCTATTAGTTACCATTATCTTAATTTTAAAATTAGTTGCTACAGAACCATTATTAAATCTTATGGTTTGTTTCTGTGCTGGAGATATGAAAGATGTTTCTGTTCTAGTTTTTGCAATTACTGGATTAGATGCACTTAAAGTTACTATATCATAATTGTTATTTTGACCAAAATTTGTGTCAAAATGTCTTATGGTGCAATAAGTTGTAACACTACCAGATACCCAAAATGTTGCTGATGATGTTCCTTCTGAAAATACAATTTCATTATTAGCAAATTGAAAATATGTATTATCTGTGTCACAAGTTCCATTAAAGGTATATGTTTGTTCTTTTGCATCATATACGCAAGTTATTCCATTTAATGTTGAAGATGAATTATACGGTTCTAATATGTTCTTCCCTGTTGTACTTATTTGATTTGTTTTTCCGCTATCTATATTAATAGATGCATCAGGTTTACCTAACTCACCGCTTATTTCAATAGGCACATCACTAATAATAGTAGTAGGCTCAAGCTCTTCTACTTTAGTTGTTATTACATTATCATTTATTTTATATGTTTTAGATGGTAATTGAATTTGACTAGGTTCTAAACCATTTGTTATTGAATTATCTATTTGAGGTAAAATTGCCATTTCTCTTTCTCCTTTATATATATTATATAAAATTTTTAGTTAATTTTTTATATAATTAATTATCTAATCTATTTTCTAATTCTGCTAATTTATCTTTCAAATTAACATTACATAATAAATAGTATAATTGGTTTTGATTTAACACAATAGCATTAACTGTATCTTCAACTTGTAAAATGCTAGGGTCAAAATTAATATCAGCTACACAAAATTCTGGTGTAATAATTAATTTATCGCCTAGCATAAAAGTTAAAGGGTCTAATGTTCTTACTTTTAAACTTACAAATTGACTTTCAGCTTCTTGACTACCGGTTGCTTTCATTACTTGAAATATTCTTCCTGCTCCATTTGCCATTATATTGACACCTCCATATCCATAGTATGTGAATTTTTTGTAAATGTATGAGTTATTGTTTTTATCCACATCCATTCATCTATTCCTTCTCTTGGTAAAACAAATTTAATTCCTTTACCAACATCTAATTCTTTTATGCCAACATCAGCATGTAATTTTAAAGTTTTTACTTCTCTATTTTTTACTTTTAAATAATTTTCAGCAGTTTCTCTTATTTTAGCCTCATTACTATCATCATCTGCCTTTTTAAGATATTGTAATAGACCCCATTTATTAATATTAGAACTATCCTTAACAATCCATGTATCTCTTTTGCCTGTTTCTTTATTATCCCTATAAAATTTAACTTGGTTATAAACATCGCTATCAATACTTTTTTCAAGATTGTAACTAGACAAAATAGAATTATCTCCTAATTGTATATTAGTTTTTTCATAACTTAATTCTGACCATACTAAAGTTCCAAAATCATCTCTAATAAAATATTGTGCTCTATCATTTATACTTGCTAAATCTTTTCCTCTTTTTATAATAGTATATAGTGTTTTATCACTATGTAAATAAGGTTCAGGTACATAATTTGTAGGTACTTTTACTTCATATTGTAAGCCAGTATCTCTACATATTTTAGCAAATATATCACTTGCTGTCATATTAGATGTTGCCATAACCTCTGTATTTTTTAAATATCTTAATTGATTATAAGCAGTTATTTTATAATTTTGTGAGGAGTCAGTACTAATTTTAAATACATATCCAAAGAAAAACCCTTTTTTATCTACTATAAATGAAACAATACTTCCGTTTGCTATTTGTAATAAATTATTAGGGTCTTTCTCTAGAGTACAAGTTAATTTACCAGCTTCTCCATCTAAATATGTTTCAACTGTTACTGTTTGAGCTATATCAGATATATCATATACTATTCCTGTATTACTATTTTGTAAATATAATTCTAAATTCATATAACCCTCCTATTATAAACCAGTAACACTTATTGGTGCGTCCCAATCATCTGGTAAAATTAATTCTTGTCCTGGATATATTAAGCTTGGATTTTCTCCAATAACATCTCTATTTAATTCATATAACTCTGGCCAATCAGCTCCGTTACCAGTACAAGCCTTTGTTATATTCCATAAACAGTCGCCTCTTTCAACCGTATATGTTTTAGGTACTGAAGCCACAATAGTATTAGTTACTGGATTTGTTGGCTTTATTTCAACAGCTGGTGATGTAGCTCTTGCTGCAGCTAATCCTGATAATTTAACATCAATTGTCTTAACTCCATAAGGAATATATTTCTTTATTTTTAATTTATAATAAACATCTTCCTCTTCACCTGCTTTATGGTCATATTCAAAATCATCAATAACAAAATACATATTTATATCAATAGGTAAGCCTAAAGTAACTATTCTACCTACATTATTATTAATATTTTCAGTTTCCCATAAATTATTTATAAAATCTATACAAGTTCTAGGACTAACCCCTGTATAGAAATATGAATTAGGTCCAGGGAAAAAGCTTTCTATAGTAAATCCTGGTAATCCAGGTTCACCTTTTCTTGTAGCTTTTCCCAGTCCTATAATATCCATTTCAGTATTATTTGCTTTTCTAGTTGGACTTAACTCTTCTGGATTTATTGGTAAAGTTAAGCTTTTACCATTAAATTGTAACATTATCTTTATCATTATGCAGGGCTCACCTCCAAATTAGCATCATATATTTCTTCTAGTCTATCTGCTACTTCATCTAATATTGCATCTACATCTGCAGTTTCTCTTATATCGCCAAATGTTAAAGTTACATTAGGAGTAATTTGTTGATAATCTATTTTATAATCTCTTGTAGCTACATCTAATAATAATTGTATATCTTCATCTGATAATAATTTATCATTTGTAGTTACTTTTAGTGCTTTACCACCAGTTCCATCTGTACCCATTACATCGGCTAATTCATCTCCAAGTCCCATAGCTTCTTTAACTGAATTTATGATATCTTCGCCTGTAAGTTTTTCTCTATTAGCAACTCTTTCTTTTCTAGTAGCATCTAATCCTTTCATTTCTATTATATTGCTTTGAACATCTTTCATAAGAGTATTACTTTGATATAGTGCATCAGCTTTAGCTGCTGCAGCTCTTCCTTTTTCATATAAATCGTTTATGTTCTTCCATCTTTCGTTTATATTATCTTTAATTTGGTTATCTAGTTTATCAGCAAAATTAGCTCTATCTAATTGCTCTCCCATACCTACTATGCCTAAAGAGCCACCAGCTTGTTTTGCTAAATTAACTGCATCTATAAACACATTAGCTAAATTTTGAATTTGATGAGCAATAACACTTGTAATTGTTTGAAATCCTGTAGCAACTCCTTGCCAAGCAGTTAAGAAACCAGCACCAGCATTATACATAAATTGTTCTAGTTCTGCTAATGCTACTTGTAACATTGTCCATACGAATTTAATAAATGCTCCTGCATTTTTAATACCTATACAAATATTATCCCATGCTTCTAATATAGCTTCTGCTGCTTCATCGTTTGTATTCCATAGGTAAATTAAAACTCCTACTAATACTCCAATAACAATAGCTAATATACCTACTACTATTACCAATGTACTAATTCCAGCTGTTGCAATAGCTGTAACAACTGTTGCAATACCAGTAGCTACATTATATGCTATCCATGCAGTTACTACTATTCCTATTGCTGCAGCTAATCCATATAAAATATATGAATTTTCAGATAAGAATGTAACTATTCCATCTAAACCTTCTGCAACTACACTTAATATTTTAGCTAATGGTTGTAACATTTTTTGCAATGTATTTTGGAATTTTGTCCAAGCATCTGCAAATGTTACTGGCATCTTTTTAAATTTCTTTTCAATATCATCACCAGCTGCAAATATTGCATTCTTTAATCCTTTAGCTGTTACTTGTCCTTTTGAAACTAAATCATCTAATTCAGCTTGGCTTACATTATAATATTGTCTTAAGTATTTTACCATTTGTGGTGCATTTTGTTTTAAAATTCTATAATCTTGTCCCATTAATCTTCCACTAGCTAATGATTGTGTCATATTATACATAGTAGAAGCTATAGCATTTGCGTCCATACCTTGAGTTTTAAATGTTTTATTTAATAATTCACTAAAAGCTAATACTTCTTCAGAACTATTATTAAATGCATCTCCAGCTTGCATACCTAATTTTGATACCGTATCTGCTACTGTTTGATATGCTATTCTTGACCTTTGAGCTGAGTGATATATTTGTTTTTCTAACCCATCTACATCTTCTGTTATCATACCTAATCTAGCATGGGTTTGTGTATAAGTATCTGACATACCTATTAAGAATTTGGCACCTGATACTAATGCTGTAAAACTAGCTATTTTAGAAATAAAACTTGTTAATTTATTAGTAGTTTTTTCGGTTTCATCTTGTAATTGTTTTTCTCCATTGGCTACATCATGTAGTTTTCCTTCCATTTTTTCTAATCCTACTACAGCATCTTGATATGCTTTAGTATTTACTACATTAGGATTTGCTTTTTCTGCATTATCTAATGCTTTTTTAACATCATTAATACTATTAGATAAATTATTAAAAGTTTTAATATTATTTATAGCCTGTTGTTCTGCTTTAGATAAAGTAGGTGTCATTTTATCTTCTAAACCAAGATATGCTTTTATGTTCATCTATTATCGCCTCCTTACTCTTGGACTTCGAGCTTTTGCTTTTTGATTTTGTTTCTTTTCTTCTTCTATTTTAGTTAATATGCTTGCTATAACAAAAGCTCTATCTTTTTCAGGTAAATTTATAAATTGCGAGGGTGTCCAACCCATGTTTAGTACGCAATACATACAAAAACTGGCTTCTCCACCCCCTTTAATTAGTTTTTTGCTTCTTCAATATCTTCATTAATATCACTATCAAATCCACTTACTTTTTGAATTTGACTTGCTAATTCTGCAATTTCTCCAACTAGTAATTTCTTTTTAATAAAATCTATTGCAGTTGCACAACCTGCCTTTTTTAATAATTCTGCATCCTTAAAGTTTGGTTCTACAGTTTGCCCTGCTACCATCATTAATTGGAATTTTGTAGTATCGAAGTCGATACCATCTTTACTTATTTTTCCTCTAGCTCTTTTTTGATATTCTCCAAATTCATCCTGTGTCATTGCTTTTACTTTAAATTTGCCTAATCTTTTGCTAACAAATACTTCCTCTTCTATATTTTCTACATCTGGTAATGCTAAAAACTCTTCTAATGTTCTTCCCATAATTATAACTCTCCTTTATTTTTATTATATTAAAATTTAAAGCATTTTTATAGTTTAGACATATAAGTTTATATCTGCTTAATAAAAATGCTTTAAATTTAATTCTCATAAGTAATTTACTAGTTTAATGCAGTAAATTCTTGTAAAATATTAAAATCGCTAAATGTAAAACTAATATCTTGGTCTAATACTTCTGTATCGATGTCTAATTTTGCTAAATCTACACTGTCTAGATTGCATCCTAGTATTTGGATAACTTGTTTTCCAGTAGAACTTCCAGGGTCTTCATTTGTTATTACTATTGTAAAGTAAGTATCTTTACCAGTTTTAACATATCTTTCAATCATTTTTGCCCATCTACTTGAAACATATCTAACTGTAGCTGAACCTGTACCTGTCCAACCTGTAGTCTTATTTTGTACATTTCTTGTACCCATAGCTTTAAACTCTTCTTTGTTTTTAGTAACTGTTATAGACATATTAGAAAGTTCCATTATATCTACAATCTCTCCGTCTATTTCAGCTGTGGCCATACCTTCTCTACCATTTACGGCATCTTCTGCTTGTAAAATGTTCATTTAACTTACCTCCTATTAAAATTTTTATTGCTCTACATTAACTGTCATATATAAGAATTCCATGCTGTCTACTGGTTTAATTGCTATATTTGCGATTACACTATCAATATCTTGTCCAGCTATAACTTCTACACTAGCACTATCAAAATCTTGTATAGCTCCTCTATTTTGTAAATCGCTTAAATAGTTAATTATTGAAGATTTGAATAACATTCTTCCATTATCATCATTTGATACCTTACCTAAATAAGTATTTTCCCAAATGCTTTCGATAGCAGAACCTATCTCATCTAATTCTCTAATTACTCTATTTTTGCTAAATACATAATCTTTTTCGCTTGTATAAGTATGTAAACTGTTAATATCTTTTTCAACTTTTACATTACCATCTTGGCTTAAAGATAATATAAATTTGCCATTATCAAGTCCAGTTATAATAGCATCGTTTGAAAGTAATCCAACAATACTATCAGCAACTTCTACTACTTTACCTGTATTACTTATTGTAATATCAGCTCCAGCTGTAGCTCCGGCTACCCATGCTGTAAAGTCTGCTGCTGATATAGTAGTACCATCTTTAGTAACTATACCATTAACATTGTTTATAATTCCTTCATAATCTGCATCTGCTGCATTTGCTACTACTGCTTGCACATATTTTCCTTCATCTTCTCTCATTGTTCTAATGAAATTAATTACTGATGTAATATCGGTAGCTGTTGTAGAATTAAATGCCATTGTATTCCATTTTGTTAATTTTAGTTTTTCAAAGTAAACTGGTAAGTAAGTAGCAGATGAAGCACTACCATCTGTACCTCCTTGTAATAGAGTAGATGTAGTAGCTGCAAGTGTACCTGTACCAAATGTAACATAATCATTTGCTACTAATTCATCAGCTGTACTTACTTTTTGTGTATCTACTGCATACCCATCAGCATAAGTTTCTACACTAAATTGGCTATTATCTAATTCTCTAATTACCATTGCTATTTTATTACCAAATGTACCTTCATATTTTGCTGTTACTATTAAGCCATTTTCTCCAAGTGTTGCTGTAGCTTTAACACCACCTGAGTTAGCATTAAATATTTTTAATACATTACAATTTTGTAATGCTAAATTAAATAGTAATGCATCTGCATCTTCTGCTACAAGACCTATTTTAGCAAGTGAATTTCCATTTAATAAATCTTCACCAGTTAATTCAATTAAGTCTTGTTGTTTGCCCCAACTTAATGGAGCTACCATTGTTGCAATTCCTCTAGAGCCTATTGTAATTCTATTTGTAGCACTTGTTTCAAAATTAATATAAGCTCCAGGTCTTTTCTTGTTCATTGAAATAAATTTTCCTCCAGCCATTTTTAAATTACCTCCTCATTTAATTTATAAGTTTGCATTTTAGCAATCTTTTCTTGTTCTGGTAGTGCATATACAGTTATGTTAAAAAACATTTGTAATACACCATCAGCTTTTTCATAGTCCCTATTTTTAGTCTTTGTAGGTCGTTCTAGATTAAGTTCTGTTAGTTCAGTACATAGTTTTAAACCTACCTCATCTAATCTTTGTTGTAAATTTGATATTGTTTCAGTATTTTCTGCCACTCTATATTGTATATTCATTAAGTAATCTAATTGTACTCTTTTTCTACCCGTAGGAGTTATTGTTAAATTTAATTGTGTTATATAAAAATTAGGATAAACAGGTTTTGATACTGTTTCTTTATATCTTTTTGGATTATCAAATATTTGCCCTAATTTTATAGAAGTAGCACTTTTAATTGTTTCTCCTATTATTTCGTATGCCATTAAATAATTCCTCCGTTCTTTAGAAATGTTTGCCATGCTTTTTCAAATCTTTGTGGCAATGCTTGCTGTATAATATTAATAGATATAGTTAAAATATATTTACCTTGGTAACTTCTTTGTCCATATTCTATAAAAGAAGCATAATCCATTGGATTTCCTATTTCTACTTGTAAATTATCACCTATCATTGTTATATCAGCTATTTGTGAATTAGCTTTATCAATATCAAATCTATCTTTACCATTCACATTAGTATATTTTAATGCAATTTCTTGACCACCAATATACCAACTATTTATCATAGCACCTGTATCAATAGCACCAACAGCTCTTTGTCTTCTTTTACATTCTGCTATACATCTTTGGGCTTGTTCTAATAAAAACATTTTAAGCCATAAATTAAATTGTTCTTTAATTATGCCTAACTTCTTTGCCCATTTTTCATATTCTTTATAATCAAATCCACTTTTCATTAAACATTAGTCCTTACTTGCATTTCTACAGTTTTTCTACTCATTGTTGTACTTGGTTCTCCAATAACTCCTATATAACTTTCAATAGTATTACCATTGTTAGCTAATTTATAAGCTGTTATTAAATCTCCATTTTGTAAATCAATTGAGGTAGAACAACTAATTTTTAATACTTTATTAACTGGTCTTGTTTCACTCATGCTAGCATTTGTATCTGGATAATCTAATTGTTGGAAACTAATATGACAAGGTATATTACTATATAATGGAGTAGCTTCATCTGTTTCTCCGGATGTTCCATCTGGATTTTCTACAGGTATTCTTCTACTAATATCCATTTTATCTGTATCAAAGGCTTGCATTGCTTCACCTATTGGTTCAAAGTTTATTTTTTCCATATTAATCACCAACCTACGATTTATATAATAACTTAAATCTATTAATTACTTGTTCATTAGCATCTAATTGTTGTTTAGCAATTAAATTTAATCTTGCTTTTAATACATCAGAAGCTCCTAAACTTACTGACCTATCATATTCTGTCATACTTTGAATAGCTTTTAGTTCTGGGTCTTCTTTATTATTACTATCAAATTTGTCTTTAACTAAATCTACCATAACATATTTTAAAGCTTCTGGAAATCTTCTTCTATTTAGTTTTATTAAAACATTATTACATAACATTGTAGCATATAGAGTTAATAAACTATCTTTAGAAGTATCTGTTATTCCTAAAATAACTTTAACATTTGTTACGATAAAATTAATTAATTCTTGTGTTATTCCATTATCTTCCATTCAAGTATGATTTCCTTTCTTATTTTTTTCTTGTATTTCTTCTAGTAGTAGTTTTATTTTCTTTTTCTTCAGTAACTTCTGGAACTAAAGTATCTTCTTTTACTTCTGGTTCATCTGGTACTAAAGGTGCATCTGTAAAGTTTTCAGCTTCTTTACTTTTTTCTTCGGTTGCTTTTATATTTTCTGGCTTCATTTCTTCTACTTGATGCATTCTTCTATATCTTTGAAATGCTGTTAAACTCATTTTGTATTCCTCCTTTTTAAAAAATGCCTTTGACAATTAGATTAATAATTGTCTAATTATCAAAGGCTAATGTTCTTGTGACCGGTTAGTCTAAATTAAGATATTTTGTGCTTAATAGCAACTATACCAATATTTTTGTCTTCATATACTCTTTCCCAGTTAGTTCCTGTAGCAAGTTCTGTATTAGATGGTGTAGCTCCAGTTGGAGTTCCTTTCCATTTAACACCCATTGGATGCATTACAAGTGCCCATCTATTGATTACAAAGTCATCCCCTGCTAAACTATCTCTATCTGTTTCAGCTAAAGTTAAAGATACTGGTGTACCTTCACCTCTTCCTATAGAACCTCTAGCAAATAGATATGTTGTATAGATTGGGTCATTTCCTGTTGTATCAACTGGCATTCCGTCATCTACTACGATATTATATCCTAAATATGTAGCGAATGCGATTTTACCATCTGATGTAGTTGTATATTGAATTAAGTTTTGTTTTTGTAATTCTGTAAATACAGCTGAATGCATCATTATAGCTTGAAGTTGGTCTGCACTATCTCCAAGTAATTGTTTTGCATCTAAAACCATATTTCCATCAATTCCGCCTGCAGCAGCAGATTTATCTAATACATGATTTGCCATTGAAGCTGCACTAAATACACCTTGTAGAGTAGCTATAAGAGTTTTTTGCTCTTGTCTTGCTCTATAATCTGCAAATCTTTCTACGATTGCATCTACTGGGTCATCTCCAGCTAAAGCTCCTGCTAATTCGTTTGCACCAAATGCTTTACCTCTATATAAAACACATGCTACATCTTTGTCAGCATTGATTTTTCCAGGTGTTAATGGAGTACTATCTGATAATACTTCATCAGCTCCTGATAAGTCTTTCCAGTAAGGCATATTAATTGTTGTTCCGCCTCCTGTAATTAATTCATTTAATCTTGGATTTGCTACTGCAATTCCAGAATTTAGTATTTTTGATTTTTCTGCAGTTCTTTCTATAACATAAGCTGCAAAATGTTCTGGTACTATAACATCACTAATTCTTGTTACTGCCATCTTCTTTTTCCTCCTTAATAATTAATTTTAAAATCTTAAACTTACTCCAGCTTCACTTGCTAATTTTTTAGCTAGTTCTGGATTGTTTCTCATTAGCTCACTTTGTTTAGTTAAATTTATACTACCTTGTTTAAAAGGGTTATTTTCTGTACTTATTTGTACATTAGTTGAAGGTTGTTGCAATTCTTGACCTTTTGGCATTTCTGGATTAGAAACTACTACTGTAGGCTTTTGTTCACCTATGTTTACCATTGAAATTACTTCTTTTATAGCATCTTCAATAGTATTATCTTCTGTTCTTAACCCTTTAGCCATCTTGACAATTTTATCAACATCTGCTTCATTTTTACCTGTTAATTGAACTAAAGCTTTAATAATGTAATCTTTTTCTTCTACATCTTGAGCTAATGTTAAGTTTTCAGCTTGAAGGTCTTCCATTACTTGATTTCTTTTCTCTTCATCTGATAAACTGTTTTGATATGCTTCTTTAAAAGCACTTAATTTATCCATCTCATCATCTTTAAGACCTAATTCAGCTAAAATCTTTTTTCTAGTTTCTCTTTCTGCTGTTCCTCTTGATTTAGCTGCTATATTGTCTAAATCTGCTTGAGTGAATGTTTTGCCCTCAGTTACTTTTTTCTCTTCTACTTGAGGTTGAGTAGAAGTAGTATCGTTGCCCTCGAATTGAGGTATAGTTGTTGCCCCGTTAGGGTTTGCCTCTTGGTTTGCACCTTGAGTATTATCTGGTATTTCCATAAGAAATAAGCCTCCTTTTTATATTATATTTATATTATATAGTAAAAAAATTAAAATTATTTTATAAATAATTATTATAGTTCTATTATAAATGCTTCCATTGGTAAAGCTTTTCCTGTTGTTCCTATAAATATAGATGTTCCTTTACTTGGTGGCATCCATCCTACATTTTGTAGATGTTCAGATACTTTTAAATAAGCACTTGATTTAATTTCTATAGCTTCTATTGGTCTTGCTTCTCCAGTTGTTCCTGCTATTTCTCCATTTCTTACCCATTCTGTCCAACCTTTGTTAGTGCAATGTGCTCTATATTCTAAGTCTATTGTATCTGAATTTAATATTATAGCTTCTAATGGTAAAGCCTCTCCTGTAGTTCCTGCAACTTCTCCTATACCTACTTCTGGCAACCAACCTTTATTTTGCACATGAACTTGTATTGTTATTGGGCTTTTTAGTTCTTCATATTCTGGTCTAGCATAACATTTTATATATGAACTGCCTCTTGAATATTGTTTAAGAGCTACTGTACCACCATTTGAAACTAATCCTGAACCACTAGATGTATTTCCTTCAACAGTATAAACAGCATCATCATCGTAATCAACAACTATTCCTATATGCTCGCAATTTCTAAATATTACTAAATCTCCTATTTCTGGTTCTCTAAATATTTGTCCATTATTAGTAAACCAATTATAAGTGTCAGTAACACCTGCTGTCCATCCATATAGTAATTGCATTGCTCTTTCTTCTCCAAAAGCTTGTACCATACACCAATCTATAAATACTTTACACCATGCATATCCTTGTTTTGGAGTATTATACACATTTAGTTCATCCATTTCTTTAGCATATTTTGTAACATTATCTCTTCCTGCACCTGCTGTTTTATCATAAATTATAGTTGGGTCTTCATTATATGCTGTCCAAGATTTTTCTAAATATCCTATTTCTTGGTCAACAACTTCTAATAACTTTTCGTATTCTATCACTAAGGTACCTCCTTTAATTAATAGCTGGATTTTCTATACAACCAATAAAATTATAAGAATTATCCATTCCCCAATTTCCATTTATATTCTTTCTAATTATGTTAGCAAAAGCAAAACTTCCATAACTACTTTCACTTGTATAAATAGTGTCTTTATCAATTATCTTTTCTACTATTGCTACATGACCTACTCCATCTTTACCTGTATCTAAACTTCCTTTTTGCCATACTATAATTCCACCTAAAGTTGGTTTATTTGATATTGTTAAGTCATATTTTTTAGCAACTTCTATAAAGTTTTCTGCGTTAGTTATTAATTGATATTTAATTCCGCTATCTCCAGTAATTTCCGCTTGTATTTCTGCAAATCTTCCATTAGCATATCCCACACAATTTGCTAATACATCGCAATCTTTATCAATAGGATTACCTTTAATAGCATTATTGTAGCCACCATTTATAGTTCTAGTATAATATTTATTTCCTGCTTGAGGTTTATGTGTTCTAACTGTAAATAGATTTTCTATAATACAATCTTGAGAAATACATTGTAAACAATCCTCATTAAATGTGGTTTGTATATCATCCATTATTTAATCTCCTTTTGTTTATTATATTGAATAGTTGATATTCCTAATAATGCACCTAAAAATGTTTCTATTGCAGCTATTGTTCCTACTACTTGTTCAGCATAAGGAAATCCCCATATACCACTTAATGCAAAATAAAGAGTGGCTATTGCAGGTAATAATATCATAGTTATCCATTTAAGTACATCATAAACTTTGTCTGGTAGTTTCATATCTATTCACCTCCTTTATAATGTATTTTGCCATTTCTAGGTTGTGTTAAATTGTCTTTCCATTCTTTATAAGTTATATTTTTTGGTATTGCTATTCCTAATTTGTCATTATAAATTAGCTCGCCTTCATTATCAAATTCATCTGGTTCAAAATATGGAATAGTTGTTGTTCTACAATTAGGATGAAAAGGTGGATAATTTACTCCAACTTCTTTTTCACTTAATTCATATATTTTACTATCCATTTCTTGACATATTTCTGATGTTCTATTATCTAATGTTGCTAGTATTTGATATTGTGCTATTCTACAAGCTACATATCCTTGATAGGTTGCATCATTTAATACTTTATTATATTCTGTTCTTATTAATCTAACTGTATTATTATAATTTGTACCTAGTTTTTTACTTGTTAAATCTGCAAGTTTTCTAGGATTATATCCTAAAGTTATTCCTCTAGGTATTTCTTTTTCTAATATAGTTATTAAATTAGTTTGATTTTTCCATAATCTTTGACTAAAATTAGCACCTTCATATTTTGCATATATAGCTTTTCCTATTGCTTGTTTATTTAATCCACTAAAAGAACTAGAAAAGCCTTTAAACTTTTCTACATCAAATATAGTTTCATAGTATCCTTCTTCATAAGTATTAGCTAATAAAATTGCTAGTTGCTCTTCATTTGCACTTGTTAGTTTACTTAATTCGTATTCTATTTCCGCTTCTAATTCTTGTAATCTACTAATTCTTGCTTTAGCATATAGCTGTTTAAATTTAGCCATTTGTTCAGGACTAAAATTTTCTTTTTTACCCATTGCTAACATTTCTTTTATATAATCTTTAAATTCTTTTAATTCCTGTCTATTAAGTAATTGTTTTGCTTCTTGAAGTTCTATTCCTTCTTTACTAGCATATTTACCATAAAAAGCATTTATTTTAAATTCAATTTCTCTAATAGTTCTTTTATAATTGGCTTGGAGCTGTTTAGCAAGTTCTAATGCGTCTTTTTCTCCATCTAAAAACTTACTTTCAGCTCTCTTTTGCCAATATTCTATATTTCTAGCTTGCTGTTTTATTAAATTAGTGTTTATTTTAGTTATATCATTGTTTTTAGCCATTTTCACTCCTTACATATAAAAGTATATGTCTTTTATATAAAAATCGCTTATTTTTTATTCTAATGCGTTATTTTCATCTAAATCTTCTTGATTTTTGTCATTTTTATCTACATCTTTATCAAATTGGTATAATTCTTGTTGTTCTTGTTCTCTCTTTAAGTCGGCTTCTCTTCTTTCTTGTTCTTTTTCATGACTTTCTACCCATGGGTTCATTTCATCTAGAGTTTCTTGAGATATTTTGCCTTCTAGTTTAACTACATTTTCTATAATTTCGCTTTCATTTATCATCATATCTCTGTCCAAAGTAAATGTTACTTCTTTGGCTTGTAACTCTTCAAAACTTCCATTTCCTGATTGCCAGCTTAACCATTTATCAAAGAAATATTTTAGATTTTCCATATATACTCTAAATTGACTTTCAAATCCATTACACCATGTATTTAAGCTTTCATAGAATGCTTTCATAGATTGTCCAGATGGATTTGTTCCAAGTTGTATAGTTGTTAAATCTACGGTACTTGTATTATCTTGTATATCTTTTCTTATTATTTCTAATTGTTGAGCTATAGCTGTTATATCTGTATTTACTTTTTCAAATTTTGCACTTCCACCTGGCTCTATTGCCATTATTCTACTATTTTGTACCATTTTTCTAGCTTTAACTAAATCACCAATTTCAGCTGATATACTCTCTACTACTAATACAGCATCTATATCATCTAATATACTATCTATAGCTTTTGATTTTACCATATCATAGGTATCTACATCTGATTTACATTCATTTAATAATGGTAATTCATCATCGCAACCTTTAAAGAATATGAATGGAACTCTTTCCCAACTTAATCCAGAACCATCTTTTTTGCTCATGTGTGTCTGTTGTATTGTTGCTCTATCTATTTCATCATCTTTTAATGCATAATTTATAACTTCTGTATCTGGCTCTAAATCACCACCACTATTTTCTGCAGCTTGAGAATAATCTATATATTTTTCTACTATTTCTCTATCCCAAAATTCAACTTTTCGAATGTCGTTAGATGATAAATTATTATATTCTGTTACACTATAATCTCTTACGATTGCATCTAAATCTGTATGAGCTCTATCTGACCAAGCTGGATAAATAGTTTCTGGTTCTATATCTAACAAATCTAGATTACCTTTATCATCTATCCATACATAAGACCAACCAATACCTTTATTAATACCATCTTTACCTGTTCTTTGTATTGCTTTTAATACTTTATCATTTAAAAATTCTTCCCATTTTTCTTTATAGTTATCATCATCGCAACTAATTACAAATGGTTTAGCTAATGCAAAATCATATTTTTGATTTACTGATTTTCTATATTGAGCTGTTTTAGATTTAACATTAGATAAAGTAGGATTTTCTATTCTTTTATTGTCTTCATCTAAATAGCTTCTAGATTTATTTTCTATAGCTGTATTTTGTACTTTATAATATGCTTCAGCCTCTTCCATATCTTTTATTGGCTGACTACCTCTCCATTCCTTTAAAATATTTCTAGTAATATCTTTGTTACTTGTTCCTCTAGCACCATATTCTATTTGTGCATTAATTAATTCTGTTTGTGTTATTTCTGACATTTATTATTCCTCCTCTATTAATTTACTAAAATGATTTATAACCCACTCTTTGTTATGTAAGGGTGTTGTTAGCTGTTCTGCTAGTTTATCTATTAATTTTCTTTGGTCTTCTAGTGCTATAGTATCAATATTTCTTTGTTCTATAAAACTTTCTATTAATTTATCTTTCTTTTCTACTATCTTTTCCCATTTTTGTCTTTCCGCTTCTGCTCCTTTTTCCCAATCTACCATACTTTTCTCCTTTATGCAAATCTAAATGTTGAATTTGCATCTAATTCTTCTGCTACACTTGTAATATTATCTTCAAAGTCATCATGTTCATTTTTACCTTGTCTTTGATATTCTGTTATACTATTATATGCATCTCTATATTTTTGTTTCCATCCCATTGGAAAATATATATTATCCATTACAAATGATGCTTCACTTAATATTCTAGCTTCTTTATTTAATGTTTGTGTATAAGGTTTAAATATAGTTCTAGTTCCGCCTAACTCTTTATATCTTCTTTCTACTGCTCTACTCCAACCTCTACCTCCGTTATTACTTTCTGGTCTAAATATATACGGATTAAATTTAATTAATCTTTTAGCTGCCTCTTCTTCTGTTACTTCCATTGCATCTTGCGTATAATATATATCTAATATATAGGCTTTCTTTGCTGCAGTTACTCCATATATTACCATTGATAGATAATCTTCTCCGTTGGTCTGCTGTATCTGCTCTTGCTCTTATTTCTCTAAATTGTATTGTTCCGTTTGGATTATCTATACTTCTTACATCTTCTGGGTTGTATTCTTGTAAGTAACTATATAATCTACCTTTAATATCTACTGGCTCCTGGTCATAGTTTGCCCTTACTATATCTTCTCCTATTGTTTGTATTAATAAATCATATTGTTCTTTATTTAATATTTTAGGATTTAACATTTTTCCAGTTTCGTGGTCATATGCTTTTTTCTTAAGTACTTTAAACTTTCTTCCTTGTTCTTCTAGCATTTCCATTAATTGTCCTGCTATATCTTTTGTTGACCATCTAGTCATAACTACTATTATTTTTCTTTTTCCTTCTAGTCTGGAATATAATGTATCTTTAAACCAATCTTCAAATATCTTTCTTAATATTTCTTTGTTATAAGCTTCATATTTGTTTTTAATGGTATCATCTAAAACTAGAAAATCGCAACCTATACCAGTTGCTCCTGCATTTGGTGCTGTTGCTAAATAATTATCTTCTTGATTTCCTGTTACTCCCCAATTATCTATACTTCCACTTCCATCTTTTATAGTTACTTTTGGAAATACTTGATGAAATACTATTTTGCCTTCTTCTTCCTTTTGTAATATTCTATCTCTAACTATCTTACTACTTCTTCTAGATAATTGAGTATTATAACAGCCTTCCATTATTTTATACTTTGGATTTTTACCTAATAACCAATCTACTGCATTATTTACTGTTCTTGTTTTACCATGTCTAGGAGGCATTAAAACAAATAAAGCTTCATTATCATCATTTTCAAATTCTTGAATAGTATCACATATTTCTTTTAAATATGGAGCTTCTTCTTCATTGTAAAATTCTTCACTATCTACTATTTGACAATAACTAAATAAATCTTTAGAAGCTAATACCATTTTTAATTTATTTATTTGATTATTTGTTAATGTTCTTATCATCTAATCTTCCTTCTTACTAACTTTTATTAATTCTTTTAACTCTTCCGCTGTTAGTTTTTCCATTTCTTCTCTTTCATCATCTACATTTGTTATTTCTACTTTTGTTACATCAAATCCTAACATTCTATTTATTCTATCTGCTGCCTTTAATATTCCTGTTGTATTTGTACTATTTAATGTTCTTTGTTTTTCCATTTGTATTAGCTTTTCTGTTAATACATTTATCTGTTTTTGTACTGCTTTATTATCTATATTTGGTTGATTTAATAATTGCATCCATCCACTTATTTCTTCCATTACTCTTTGTTTATCTGCTATATATGCTTGTTGTATTCTTTCCATTTCTTCTTCATGTAATGTCATTACTTTATCTATTCTTTTTAGCATTCTTTCTCTTGTTAATAATACTTTTGTCTTATCTTTCCATCCTAGCTCTTGTAGTCTTAATACTATCTTACTATTATTCATCATAGCATTTGCTCTTACATCTACACTATTTCTTGTCCAATTTTTTGCTTTTGGATATGCATCTATATATGATTGATATTGTGTCTTTCCTTCTAGTATTCCGGTCTACAAATTTTTCTTGTTTTGGAGTTAATCTTTGCTCTTCATAATTATCTTTATTATATGCCATTTTTAATACATCTCCTCATTCTGATATATTTGTTTGTATTCTCTATATATTTTATATCTTGGATATTGATTACATACTTTTTCATATTGTCCTGCTGTTACTATTTCGCCTGTATTTATTAAATAGCCCATTTCGCCACAACCTGGACATTCTAAATCTTTTAACCAACTTGTTAATGGTCTTATATTTAAAAATCTATGTTTACAATTTATACATATTACTTCTTCTACTATATGGTCTATTCCGTTCTTCTATTCTGTGTATCTCGCC